CCTGGAGTTACCAATGCAACACCGCCTACGCCACTAGCAATAGTGAAGGTAGAAGATGTGCCAACAATAGTCCAATCCAAAGTGGTGGAACCGATGTTGAAGAAGTCGTTAGCGTAGCTTGCAACGTACAAACCAGAGTTACCACCTGTGTGAAACGGATCTGGAAGTGGGTAGTTGCCAAGAGGCTCGCTGGCAGGGACAGTGGCTACGCCACTAAGAAATCGGGTAGGAGCTGACATGGTGTGTTCCTTTGACGTTGTTAAAAACAACGCTCTCTTTTGTAGAGAGCGTCATTGGACAGTGCGGATTGTACTACTTACATCTTATGGGGGATACGTCCAGGATCAGGACGTTTACCTTTTTCTTGTTCACGAGGGAATGACATGATTGTTCCTAGTAACATTTAAAAAGAAACCCCCTTAGACTTTTGATCTAAGAGGGTTGCGTACCTAGCGTAAGCTAGATTACGGACCGTTAGAACCCCAGATTGCACGGGGATCAGACCAGCCGAACGAGTAACGCTCGTAGCCTTTAGCCTTGGCGTTCATAGTATCAAAGTCATTGTCTTGATCAAAGGCAATGGCATGACGCTCGTAGTACTTCATACCAGTACCACCGGGAATGGTGTTACGGATAAACCAAGCGTGAGGGCTTGTGAAGTAGTGGTTGACCTTAAAGCCACCGGGCAGGTAGTTGCCACTTTTCATGACGTTGATGTCATTATTGGCATTACCAGTTTGGTAGTCAGAGTTAAGGATGCGTTGAGCATTGAACAACTCTTGGCGAGCAATATGCAAGCTATCGGGTTGAATTGCTACAAGCAGGCCACGGTCATTTTGGATGCCCATGATTGCAATAACTGCGTCTTCCAAAGCAGCTTCGGACAAGTCCACATCTACAACTGCTTTATTGGCCCACGTACCACCAGAGGTATTTGGATGGTTAGTAGCTGCAAGAGCTACACCATCACCACCAAGATAAGTACTGTTAAAAGCACGGTTGTAGACATTAGCAGCAATGTTTTCTTTCGTTTGACGGAAAGACATTGCAAGAGCAGCAGAACGCTTCTTAGAAACCTGCTCATACAGGTTGTCATCCATTTCTTCTTTCGTCACAATGTAGCCCATTGCGTAAGCAACGTGCGTATAGCGAGTCGTAAAGCCTTGGATTTCTGAATCGTATGCTGTTCCAGCACCTTCAGTTTTTACTGGTGCAAGACCAAAACCAGACAACTGGACATCTTCTTCGTAGTTTTGAGTAGATGTGTCTTTATCAAACAAATCACAAAACTCTTCAGGATGCTCGTTGTAGGTCTGACCCCACCAAGCTTTGATACCAGGCCATAGGGCCTTGGGGTGCGATGCGGTAGTAATAACTCCAGCCATGATGTGTGCTCCTTAAACGGCGAGATAATTGACAACAGTGCCAGAGGCAGAACCAATAACACCATACTCGTGGTAGTTCCATTTGCACAGAACACGAATATAAGGTGTAGCAGAAGCGCCATTAAGCACGTTTTCAGGACTCTGTACAGCGCCCAACAAGCGGATTGGCAGAGTAGCAGTCACAGCGGGACCAGTCAAAACCATGTCTGAGAATGGAGCACTCGGAGACAAAGAAGTCTGACTAGCAGCAGAGATTGTTACAGCAGCGTTCATAGACAGTTGGGCTTGGGTAGGACCCGTGCTATCAAACTGAGCTTCAAACACAACCATTGGGTCATCAATCACGTAGATGTACTTAACAGCAGTACGAGTACCTGCGGGAATGTATGTTTGTGTCAGGTCTAGAGTCGTAGCAACCAAGCTTACGCCGGGGTCAGCAACACGGATGCCCACAATGATGCCTAGAGGCAGAGCAGAGGTAGTAGTTGCACCACCCCATTTCTGAACGTAACGAACACCGTTAGCATCAGAACTAGAACGAGACATTACACAATCGCCAATTGCGTAGCTATTGGTAGTGTCAGCAGTAGGGATAGCATATAGCGTACCCTGAGAATTAAACCCACCAGTCAGTAGACTGCGTACAGGGCTAAAGCCGTTAGGCTTATTAATTAGCGCCATAAAAAACTCCTAAGAAGATTATGATTGTTTCATGCTGATACCGCCTTGAGGTACGTAAAAGCTAGGGTTGTCCCCAGTAACCTTGCCGCGCCTAATAGCTGCATCAACCTGACTATTCTTTACCTGAAGTGCGTTTTGGTCTTCCTCGTACCATTCCAATCGCTGCTTCATTAGATACCCATATTGCGCCGTACCTTCAGCACGGGGGTTTACTAAGTACCGAATCCTATCTCCGAGGTCTCCATTACGGCTAACCACGTTCTCGCTGACTCCACCGATTTCATCAGGTCGAACAAATTCGTACCCGGTGTCTAGTGCTTCCTGAATTCTACTACCATTATCAGTCAAGATGTGCAAGTGATATCCATCTATTTGTTCTCGAACACCTAGTTTAGCTTCTGTGCCATTAAAAACATTACGTCTTTTACGAATTGCGCCATCGGCAGCAGGGGTAGTTGCTTCGGCAGCAGCTTTACGTTCTTCCATTTTAGCAACCAAACGATCACGTTTTTCATATTCATTGAGAGCGCGGGGCATATTCATTTCCTTTTAAACCTGTTACTAGTAACTTTAAGACCAGTCGTAAGACGACACATACTCTTCTTTTGTCATAAGTTTTTGTTTTACAAACTTATCACAAGCTGCCCTAGCCTCGGCAGGGAGGTTATCGTAGCTTTGAGCACTGCTGCTTCCTCGTCCTTGGCGTCCTGATCCAGATTCAACCCGATTAGTAGGGGTGTTCTTTTTACCAAATTTATTTGGAAACTCTTCTATAAGTACTTCATCTAGTTTTTCAAGAAAACTAGTGCCTTTAAGCTGTGGAAACTCTAGGCGTAAGCTTTCACCAATTCCATTTGCTATGCTAGTCATGCGCTTATCTTGCCCAAACCAATTGTTTTTATCTAGCCATGTTTGTAGACTAGGATCAATAGACTGGGGTTCTTCTACTGGTGCTGGCGGCTCTTTAATGACATCCTTAACAGCTTGCTTGGCTTCCTTAAGATTGTGTTTTGCTTCATCAAGTGCATCGTCTAGTGCGTTAACTTTTTGACCATCTCCGTCAGTAATGGCTTGAGCACGACTATCTTTGATTTCTTGAATACGGTATTCGTAGTCTTGTGCCTTACGTTCGTAGGCATCCTTTTGAAAGCGTTTAAACTCGTCAGCCGCTTCCTTAAAGTCTTTAAGTTGTTCTCGTGTGTTATTGAGGTCTCGCATAAGATTTTCGTTATTCTTACGAAGAATAGGAAGAATCTCACGACCTCGTTTAACAAACGTATTAGCATCTACCCAATCTGCTTCATTGCCTCGGTAGCGTTCTTTGGGAACCCAGCCTTGGGATTCTGCTTCATGCAAGACTTCTGCTGAAACTTGCGGTACAGCTTGTGTTTCTTCTTCACTCATATCTATCTCCTAGTGTTTTGAAAGGTATGGATCAACGAGATCAACGTCAGCATCTAATGTTCCTGTGATGTCTTTATCGTTGATCATTCGGTAATGTGCGCCATCTTTGCCTGTGTACAGTAGTCCTGCATATTTAGCAAAGATAACTTTGTCACCAACATTGCACCACGGTGCAGGTTCATCTGCGTAACATTGGTCTCCCATTGCTACAACAATGCCGGTTGTGTTGCCCATTTGTTCTCTAGACTCTGTAGCTTCTGTAGTTAGGATAATCCCTCCTTTAGAAACTTTTTTTACTTCTTGCGGTTTGATTAGAACTCGCCAACCTGCGGGGTTAATTCCAGAAACATTACTCATTTAACTTGCTCCACTATGTCATAGTAATCAAGATCAAGCAGCACAGCTATTGCACGGCATCGACCCTTAACTTCTGCCTCATCTTCATACGCATTGTTGATCAAACCTTCTTTCATAGACTCACGATCTGCACGAAGTAACTTCATAACTCTCTTCGTAATAGGATGGTGTTTCCATTCTTCAAAGTTTTCCAACGTAACCGGCTCACTCATAGACTCTCCTTACTGTGGGGGTAATACAGGTGTACCCCCTTCACCTTGAACAGCGTTTATTTGCTGATCTTTCATCATGATTTCATACACACTATTCATAGTTTGTATGGAATTCATAACACCTTCTCGGCGCTCTCGTTGTAGAGCAATTTCCGTATTGATTTGTTGGATACGCATTTTTTCGCCTTCATGCAAGACACCTATCTTAAGTATCTCTGCCTCAGCTTCTAGCTTTTGAATCTTAGCTTGGTTAAGTTCTGCTTCTCCCATAAGCTTCATTAGGCCCATCTTCATGGTTAACTGATCAGAGGCTTGTTTTGCTTGCATCTTCATCTGTTCAATTTGAACTTTAGGATTCTGAGCAGGAGGAATAGCGTTAGGACCCCTAGGATCAGGTAATACACGATCAATATCAGGGAACTTCATGGCTTTAAGGAACACACGCTCTACTTCGTAGCTGTTATACAGCCCTGGGTTTGCTTGAACACGCATTGCAATTGCCATAGCTTGTGCATTTCGTTGGGCATCAGACGTAATGCTTGGGTCTGCTGTAGGCATAACGTCTGTAACCGGACCATCGTAGTCTGTTACTAAAATAATTCCTTCTTTTTCAGCATTAGAGATGTATTTTGTGTTTTCATCAATAAAAATCTGATTCAAACGGTAGAGTTTGCGAAATTCTTGTTTAAGAGAACGATAAGTTCGTTTAAAAATGCCGTTAAAGACCTTCATTCCCTGCTCTGCCATCGTGCGGGTAGTTTCAGCAGGGGTATTTTGTCCAGGGTTTTGACCAGTCAGAATGTCTACTGAGCCACCAACACGTTCACCGTAGTTAATCAGGAGGTTTAGAAGAGTAAACAAGACCTGACTAGGTTCTCTTACTGGCAAAGGCACTATGCCTTTACGCAAATCGTCACCTGTCGTGTCTACATGCTTCCACTCCATAGGATTAAAGCTATAGTTCCCCCCACGTAACTTAATGCCGCGAGACAAAAACCCCCCAGCAGTATTTGCCATAGTACCGGCATCGACCAACTGATTAATGATAGTGTTGATAGACTCATTGAGAGGACCAAGAAGAACACCAAAGCCCAAGTCATAGAAGCCTCCATCGGGAGAAGGAACAAACGGATACTTAGTAAAGTACTGCTCTGCTTTAATTGACAGGACTTTATCTCCACTCATCTCAATATCGCTCTCAGAGTACCGAGCAACAATGCGAGCTACTTTTTTGTTGTCTCGACGAACATACACAATGTAAGGTTCTGCATATCCATCGTCATCAAAGTCAATGTGACAATGCTGTTCTAGGATTTCAATTGGAGTGCTAGAGTCGTTTGCTTCAGGAGGAGTTAAACCTTGTGCTGTATTTCTC